ACTCACCACATATCTTATTATTTTCAACATATATGTATAATTTGTTAGTTTCTGTCGTAAAAGATGAACCTTTAAACAACGAACTCAATTTAGCTTCAGTTACTTTGAATTGTACGTCAAATTTTAACTCATTAACCTTCTTAATATTGATGGAAGGTATTTTTATAATGCCATCTTCTAATAAATGGTAAGTAAATTTAAAATTCTCACTAGTATACTTTATATTATTAGCAGTTACTTCAAGATCTAACGACTCTGCATCAATACATTCAAGTACTCTTGTAAGTTTTTTAATGTCTGGTATGTTTACACTACGTTCTGAATCAGAAGTACTTTGAGTTTCAGAATATAACACTAAAGTAGCGTCACTAGATGCAGTTAAACTAATAATCTTGTCTTTTTCTATCTTAATAATTGTTTTATCATTAAGATTTGATATAGGTCCAAGGACATTACTAATAAAGTCCTTCTTATTCTTAATTTGTAACTTCATTCCTTATTATAACTTCAAGATTGCACTAAACCACTGTTTGATTGTGGTTGGGGGTTCACTTTTTTTTTGGGTAACTCGGTATTTTTAAGTAGTCTATCAATCTTATCTTCAATTTTGTTGAGTCTATCAGTTATTGTATAAAGATAGTTCATTACATCATCGTAATTTGCTCTTTTATCAAGATCAAACTCAAGTTGATTAGGGTCTACTGGTTCTAAAACTTGTTGTATAGGTGCATTTACACCAATAGGTTGATATTCTTGTTGTACTACTGGTTGCGGTGCAGGTTGATAAACAACTGGTTGTTGTATTACTGGAGGTGCACTAGCAATTACAGGGTTAATACGTTGCAAAATTGGTACATCCGGAGGAGGAAGTGCATTTTTTATAACGTTAGTAAGCTCTTGTTTAACCTTTTCACTGCGTTTACCGAGAGTACTGGACGACCCCACTATAGAGTCGTCCAGTTTTTTCATCTCTCCGTAGGTGGAGCCTAATAAACCGATTAATAGTTCTTTGTGATCAGGTTCCATTACGCATTAATGTCCAAGCCATCTAACAAATTCTTAATATCATCATCACTTGACTTAGCAGGAGATGTATTGCTAGTAGTTGCTACTGGTTGAGCTGCAGGTGTTGCATCATCTTTTACTGTTTTTACGTAAAAATGCTCATCTAACATACCCTTTAACTCGTCAGCACTTCTAACCGTAAACACCTTATCAAGTTCAAACACACTATCATAGATTTTAGCAGCTTTTGCATCGTCTAATTCAGGTATTGCACTTGGCATACTAAACTTTGATGATACATAACTTGGATAATCGCCTTGCTTTTCAACCTTAATCTTTAGGTTAACACCGTTTGGACTAAGATCAAAAATACGAGCACCCAATTCATCTGCATCTTCACCTTGAATAGCATCTTCAATGATCTTTTGTAGTTGCTTTCCATAACGTAAGATCTTTACCTTACCATTATTTTCTGGAGTCTTTGGATCGTTAACAACAAATACGTTAACTAACCACTTTTCACTACGACCGATTGTCTTTGCCTTTTCTTTTTCTGCATCTGTACCAGTACGTAACACACGATAACGTTCTTCAGCAATAGGATCTCTATCACCAAACGTTTGTAAACTTAATGCAGCTACGTATTGACCAGTTGCATAACTTGTCCAACCATGTGTAAAGAAATGAAAGAATGTCTTCTTAGGATCTTTAGCTGGTAATAATCTAACTGTATAGGTATTGCCTACTTCAGTCTTAAGGATCTCTGATAGACCCGTATTGCTAGTGTTTTCTTGTGCTAATGCACCCTTAATGCTTTGGAATATTGAACTATTAATCATGTTTGTCATAAATTATCTTTGTATTATACAGACTGTTGTAAAGAAGTCAACTTATCATATATAGCTGTGCAAAGTTTTTTAGCTTTACTACTACTATAGTACTTCGTTCTGTAAAAATTGAGGTTTGTAAATGTGTCTCCAAAAGTAAACTCTTTTATTTCACTATCGTAAGACTTTATTATTTTATCAAAATTAGGGAAAATAAACAAAGCATAAACTATCACGTTTCTTGCTTTTACATGCATCAAAAAATCATGCCATTGTTTACCTTTTTCAATGTAATTAACGTACTCAGACATTTTAATATTTTTACTCTTACAAAAATTATAGATATATAAAAAACTATCTTTTATCTTTAAAATTGTTTGAGTATGATCCGGGTTATCTGGTAAAAATTTGTTTTCGTATATTGTATACGCTTTTATTGCTTTCTGAGAAGTAAAGTACTTTAAATCAAAAAACTTTTCATTGTGTACAAAGTATGGAGCTTCAAAAAAGTCTTTTATATTAATGTTATCAAACTTATTAAAGAAGTAAGCTAACTTAGCCACAACTGCATATTCTTCTTTCTCTTCAAACCCTTTAAAGTCTTTTCTATAACGAAACGGTTGGCCGTTTAACTTACGAGAAGTTTCAAGGTAACAGTTGTAAATATATTGCTCTTGCTGAGTCACGCTATATTATATGAAAGTTCCTAAAATATTTTACCTTTATTAATAATTTTAGTAATGTATTTGCTTTTAGTAATTGAAGGTTCAAAAATAATAAACTTTCTTAATGCTTCAAAATCACTTGGCTCTGAAATTGTAATTTTATAAAGTTTTCTCAGTTTTTCGTCCTGTAAAATCTTCGTAAAAATAGTAGCAAAGTTTATCTTCTTACCGTAATATAAAAAACAAAAAGTACAAAAACTATAAAACGAATGTACCAATTCCTTATCTTCTATAAGAAGATGAGGCGAACGATTCGTTGTACTTTCATTGATTATCATGGCTTTATAACTTATTTACAAAGCCTTTTTTTAGATCAACTATTATTACTTAGCAATGCTAACGTATTTGTTATACTAGACTGGTCTCCTAGGTTTGCTAATGAATCATCTTCAGATACTGTTAATGTAGTATAGTCTAATCTCATAGTAGTTACACCGTGGTTTAAACCAAACCGGTTTTTCATCATACCTAACTTAACTACACCTAATTCCTTATCTTCTTCATCTTGGAAGATACTAACAATTACGTCTGCAGTAGCTGCTAAACCAATACTCTCACCAATAGTCTCTAATCCCGGGCTATTAGTATTATAACCACTTCTATTCAATTGAGTTGCAGTAATAAATGGGCAATTAAAGATGTAAGTTAATGCTCTTACTTGTTCAGTAGCATATTTTACTCTTTCATAGCTATTATTACCTAAAGTGCTCTTTACTAAGTTAATATAATCCAATACAACTGCATCTATTTTAATACCCTTGTTAACTAACGTTTTAATAAACGATTGTATCTGATGGGGTGTAATAGTGCTTGGTGGGAACTCTTTAATTAATATTCTACAACCTGGGCTGTTCTTACTAATCTCATCAATTTGCTGTTTTAAAGTAATGCTTTCAGTCTTTAAATCTCTAATAGGTATTTTAGTTATGTTAGATGATAAACGTTTTGCATAAACTAACTCACTCATTTCTAACGTAATGAGCAATACCGTTTTATTCTGACTTGCAATATTAGATGCAATGTTACCTAAAAATATGGACTTACCAACATTAGTCTCACCTGCAAAAATATACAATGCTCTACCCTTTTGTAAAAACCCACCGTCAAGTTTATTATCTAACCATTTCCATCTACTTGGTATAGTAGGTTGCTCAGTATTAAGATCTTCAATAACTTTATCAAAATTATTAAACAGGTCTAAACCAATATCAGTCTTTAAATTAATATTGCAGCTCTTTTCAAACTTATCTAAAATAAAACTTGTATCAATTTTACCTGATGATACATCTTCAGCAACATCTAACATGGTGTTGTAGATTGCCTTTTCTTTAATGTATCTCTCAGTATTTTCTATTAACTGATCTTCATTTAAATTTTTATCTATATTAGTAAAGTTGCGTATTACAGTTTTAAAAGACTCCTTTACCTCTTCTGTATTAATATACGTTTTTAACTCTGTAATAGTAGGTACAGAGTTGGTCTTCATATAGAAAGCCTTTATTGTACTGAAAATAGTTCTAATGTTTTTATCTTTAAAGAATTCTGGCTTAACATGATCTACAATATTAGCCAGGTACTTCTCGTCAGTCAAAGACTTATACACAAGTATATTCTCGAACTCATCTAAATTGAGTTTTAATTCCATATTGCCGTTATTATAAGATATTACCCTTAAACAGTCAACGTTTTATTTGAATATTTACTGTACTTTTCTAGGAAGTACTTTTGGCCTGATTTCCACTCGTCAGTTACATTTCTAAGGCCGGGTGAATTATGCACAATTGGTACATCACCAACGCCAACCTTTAATCTACTAAGGCT